ATATCAAACTCTAATTAATCAAGGCTATACTGGCAAGATTTATATTATCGTCGATGATGAAGATGATATGCAGCAGTCCTATATTGATAAATACGGAACCGAAGTTGTAAAAGTATTTAGCAAGAAAGCTGCATCAGCATTTGTTGATCCAGCAGACTTACAACATGAGTTGAAAGGCGTAATATATGCTAGAAACTACTGCCACACTATAGCTGCGGAATTAGGGCTTACGCATTTTCTTGTATTGGACGATGATTATAATCTATTCGCACATAGATTTGAGAAAGACGGCAAGTTATTATCTTGTAAAACAAAACGACTAGATGATGTGTTCGAGTGTATGAATAAATTTCTTGATGATACAGGAGCATTAACTGTAGCACTTGCACAAGGTGGCGACTTCATTGGTGGCGTTGATAATGGAAATTTCAAAAAGAAATTACTACGTAAAGCGATGAATAGCTTTTTCTGCAGAACAGATAAGCCTTATCAATTCTTTGGTCGTATTAATGAAGATACAACCATGTATGTGCGATATGGTGAAAATGGGCATTTAATATTCACAACTATGTTATTCATGTTAAATCAAGGGCAGACACAAAAAAACAAAGGCGGACTAACTGAAATGTACCTAGATAGTGGTACGTTTGTTAAGTCGTTCTATTCCATTATGTATTCTCCATCGTGTGTGAAAGTTGCTGCGATGGGCGATAAACATATGCGTATGCATCACCAAGTCAAATGGGAGTGCTGCACACCTAAAATACTATCTCAGAAATATAAGAAAGGGGGCTAATATATGGCTAAAATGGGACGGCCTAAGAAAGCTATTAAACAAGAGCAGTTCGAGGCTATGTGTCAAATACAAGCTACACAGGAAGAAATAACCCTCGTTCTAGGTGTTAGCGATAAGACACTTAATGCATGGTGCAAAAGAACATATGGTAAGACTTTCTCCGATGTTTTTCGCGAAAAACGAAGTGCAGGCAAGATTAGCTTACGAAGAAAGCAATGGAAGTTGGCAGATAGGTCTGCCGCCATGGCAATATTCCTAGGCAAGCAATTTCTTGGGCAGACAGATAAGTCTGAAATGGAACTCAGCACAACTATTCAAAATAACCCTTTGGACGGTGTTACAACTGAGGAACTCAAAAAGCTAATAGACAAAGAGGGGTGAGGCTATGAAACTCACACCGGAACTCATGCAGCAATTCAAATATGAATTAGCAAGGCGTGAGTTTTTTTATTATTGCCATTTACAAGCACCTGACTTTTACAGGAAAGATAGAGAATACCTCGTAGAATTGTGCAATACGTTGCAAGAGTTTTACGAAGATCCAGACGCAAAAGTCTTAATCATGAACATGCCACCTCGACATGGCAAAAGCCGTACAGCTCAGATGGCAGTCAAATGGATATTAGGCAAAAACCCAGTAGAAAAGATTATGACTGGTTCGTATAACACAACTCTATCAACTACCTTTGCGAAGAATGTCCGTAATGATATTCAAGAAGTAAAGGTAGACGAAAACAGAGTTGTATATACGGATATATTCCCTAACGTACGCATTAAACGTGGCGATGCCTCCATGGATATGTGGTCGTTAGAGGGTGGTTATAATAGCTACTTGGCTACATCTCCAAGCGGTACTGCTACAGGTTTTGGTGCTACTATCTTAATCATTGACGATATTATCAAGAACGCAGAAGAGGCCTATAACGAAAATACTAAGGCTAAGCACTGGGACTGGTTCACCAACACCATGCTTTCTCGTTTAGAGGAGGGTGGCAAGATAATTATCATCATGACTCGTTGGGCATCTGATGATCTAGCCGGTAGGGCAATCGAACACTTTGGAGATAAAGCAAAGGTTATTACGATGAAAGCCTTGCAAGACGATGGCACTATGTTGTGCGATGATGTGCTTTCTTATGAAAGCTATAAAGAAAAGTGCAGGGCTATGGGTGAGGATATAGCCAGTGCGAACTATCAACAAATACCGATAGACCTTAAAGGGTGCCTATATTCCAATATTAAAACCTATGAACATATCCCTACTGGTGCTGACGGTACTCCGTTATTTACTCAAATAAAGAACTACACTGATACTGCTGATACTGGCGAAGACTGGTTAGCAAGTATTACTTACGGAATATATGACAAAGAGGCGTACATACTCGATGTGGTCTATTCTAAGGCTAGCATGGAATATACAGAGCCTGCCGTAGCAGAAATGCTATATCGTAACCGTGTTAACATTGCAGATTTTGAAAGCAATAATGGTGGTCGTGGCTTTGCTAGACAGGTTACAAGGATATTAAAGGAAGAATACAACAGCAATTATACAAAGGTTGTATCGTTCCACCAATCTAAGAATAAAGAGGCTCGTATATTATCCAATGCGACGTGGGTTATGGAACATATTTACTTTCCTATAAATTGGGCTGACAGATGGCCTGAATTTTATAAAGCTATCACACGTTATCAACGTGAGGGCAAGAACGAACATGACGATGCTCCGGATGCATTAACTGGCGTCGCTGAGAAGTTAACGGCACCAGATTATAAAGCAACAAGGACAAACATTTATTAGGAGGCTTATTACATGGCTATATTAACCAATATGCGTAACAGCGAATATGAGTTATTGCATGACGCTTATTACGGCACAGGCATGTTTGCAGCTGGTGGTGCATTACAAAAGCACCCTAGGGAAAGTGCTGCAAATTATACCTTTAGACAAAAATTATCTTATTACCTAAATCATACTGCACCTATTATCAATGCGTGTGTAGATCCGATATTCAAAGATACTATTTCACGTGATTATAATGAGAGCGAATTATTTGAAACATTCCTTAATGATGTGGATAGATTGGGAACTACACTTCAAGAATTTATGCGTTATAATGCCACGCAAGCCAAAGTGTATGGCGTTATGTATGTTTTAGTCGATAATGTATCTGAAATAGGGGAAACGGTAGCCGACCAAGTAAATAATAGGCAGTTGCCTTATTTGGTCGCTATTGAGCCAAAAAGCGTATATAAATGGCTTACAAATGACATTGGCGAACTTGAATTTTTTTCTTATACATCTACAGTCTTTGATGATGAGGGGCAAGCCAAAACACAGTACCATGAATGGACACGAACATCTTGGACATTGAAGAATGACGAAGAAAAAATCATTGCTACTGGTGAGCATAACCTTGGTAAGGTTCCAATCGTTCAATGGTTTGGCCGTTCGTCTCGTAAGATTGATATTCTACCTCCGCCGGAATACTTGGCTATCGCTAGAACAAATCATCAAGTGTATCACCTATGTTCGCTATTAACTCAAATACTTAATATGCAGACTTTTAGCACATTAACATTACCGGATAACGGACAAGGCGTTGACGATATTACGCTAGGTACAAATAATGTGTTGATGTATCCGGCAGAAAGTAGTCATGCACCAGCTTTTATTGCTCCAGATAGAGGTCCGGCAGAGATTATCATGAGCGTTATTAAAATGCTTGTCGATGATATGTATCGCCTATCCGGAATCAATTCAGTAATAGGTGTACAAGAGGCCAAAAGTGGTGTGGCTAAGCAATGGGATTTTGAACGTACAAACCAACGCTTGGCAGATTTCTCCGTACAATGTGAAAGTGCGGAAAAGGACATTATTGAATTGTTTGAACTATGGACGAATATGAATGTCGATTATAAATGCGACTACCCTCGTGAATTCAAAATTAATGATATTACAGATAGCCTTGCACAATCTCAGGCCGTGTTAGATCTTGGCCTAGGTAGCAACACCCTCAAAGTTGAAACAGGTAAAAAGGTATTGGACAGCTACATGCCGAACATTGAGTCTGAAACGTTCGATGAAATTGTTGCCGAAATTGAAGAAAGCGTTCAAAGGCAAGAGCAAGACGAAACATATCATAATAACAATGATGATGAAGTAGAGGGCGGTGCAGAAGATGAGGACGCAACGAGAGATAAACAAGGCGATAGATAACTTTGAGCAAGAAGTCAAAGCACAGTTATCACTAGGGCTTAAACCTAATGAGGCCGTTAGAAATGCATATGCGAAATATCCTGTTATGGATATGATGAAAGCTACATTACAAGCAGAATTGGTCAATACTTTTATAGCAGGGTATGGCGATAATGTTCCATACTCCGCTAAAAGTATTTCACAGGCTATGTCTGAAAGTTGGGCGAGTGATGAGCTTACACTCTCTAAACGTTTATATAGGCGGTCAAGTATTATACGAAATGAAGTGGCTGACACTATCAAGCAAGCGTTAAAGACAAATAAAACTGTAAAAGGGTTAGCAAAGTCAATCTTCGACGGCTATGGTAAGGGCGGTATTATCCCAGAAGCTAGCATACCGAAGTTCCTACGTAAGCTAGCCGATATAAATATAAGTGGTGAGGCTACTCCAGAGGCTAAGCGTAAGCAACGTGAATTGCTGCGTAGTGTTAAAGGGAAAATAGCAAGGCTCGATACTCCTTATGTTAGGGCTGCGTATAATGAAGTAGTTGCCGCCGTTGAAGATGGCAACGAAGTTAGATTACAGAAAGCTATCTATACAGCTACACAAGAAAAGGCTCGTTATCATGCTGAGCGTATAGCACGAACAGAAAATGCAAGGGCTTATGCTGACGGCCAAATGAACAGATATTTAGACGATGAGGACGTGGTCGCTTTTCAATGGAAGTTATCCGCTAATCATCCAAGATATGACATATGCGACTTTTATGCTAATGCTGATCTATACGGACTTGGCAAAGGTGTATACCCTAAAGACAAGTTCCCTAACCTGCCAGCACATCCGCATTGTATGTGTTATATTAAGCCTATGACTGAACTCGATATTGATGTTAATAAAAGACATAATAACCTTGAACAGTCAGGACTAGAATATATCAAATCTTTATCTAAGCAACATCAAGAAGTGTTGCTCGGCGTGAATGGTCGTGAACAGGTATTAACTGGCAAAGCTAACTGGCAAGATACGGCTAGAGGGTGGACGTCAGAAGTTTATGAGCCTAGAAAACCAAAATAAATATTGTTATGAAGTGCCATATTATGTGTGATAGTATGGCACTTTTTATATTGGTGTAATTAGGCGGAGGCCTATTACATATATTTTTCTCATGTTATATACGGAGGTTACAACATGAACATCGCAGAAGTTTATCAAGCACTCGAACAGTTGGAGAACGGTCAAGATCTTATCACCGCTATTAAGGGGGAGACGTCTCGTCTTAATAATGAGGCTAAGACAACACGTGAAAAACTACAACAACAAATCACGGAGTTAACCGGTGAACGTGATACGTTAAATAATCGTGTTACCGAATTGGAACAGTCGGCAGGGGCCAATACTGGTGCTAATTCTCCAGAGTATAAAATGCTCGAAAAGCAATTAAAAGCTATGAGTGAAAAGTTCGAACTTGCAGAAACTAAGGCAAAAGAGGCTGAAACAAAGCGTATTCAATCTGAGATTATGGCACAGACACTTGATGCCTTTACTAAGGCAAATGCGGTAGATCCGCAAGAGTTTGCAAGATTGGTTGCTAATGACATCAAAGTACAAGACGACGGCACTTATGGTTATTTAAAAGAGGACGGTACAATCGGAACTATCCAAGACCGTACCAATGAATGGCTACAAGGCAAAGCTTGGGCAGTCAAAGCTACTGGCAATACTGGCAGTGGACAAGGCGGCACAGGTAGTGGTGGCGATAACGTCTTGAACGAATTCGCAGCAGCAGCAGGTGTAAAACTTTAATTATTTAATTATGGAGGTCATTAACAATGGCGATTAACACACTTCAATATTCTCAACAGTTCCAAACTGTACTTGACGCTCAAATGTTGGCGAGTGCAACTTCCGCTTTTATGGAGGCTAACGCAGGCCAAGTCAAATATGACGGTGGCGATACTGTACATATTCCTGAAATTAGCATGCAAGGTCTTGCAAAGTATGACCGAGATGAGGGCTTCAATCAAGGTTCCGTTACTTTGAAATTTAACCCTTACAAAATGACTCAAGACCGTGGTCGTACATTCCAACTCGACTCTATGGACGTTAATGAAACTAACTTCGTTGCGACTGCCGGCACTGTAATGGGCGAATTCCAACGTACACAAGTTATTCCGGAAATTGACTCCTATCGTTATTCCAAAATTGCTGCATTAGCAACTGCAGAAAATAAGGTTACTACTGGCTTTACTCCTGCCGTTGCCACTATCTTGGAAAAGTTGGAGGCCGAAATCACAGATATTCAAGACGTAGTAGGCGAGGACGAGGGCTTAATTGTTGTTATGTCCACCAAATTGCGTACTATCTTGAATAACGCAGATAAATTCAATCGTTATTTGAATGTTGCCGAATTCAAAAATGGATCTATCAATACGACTGTTAAATCTTTCAATGATATTCCTATTTTGGGTGTACCATCTGCACGTATGAAAACTGCTTACGTATTCAATGACGGTAAAACAGCTAACCAACAAGCAGGTGGCTTTAAAGCAGATACAGGGGCTAAGGATATTAACTGGATCATTATGCCTCAACGTGCACCTATTGCCGTATCTAAAACAGACAAAGTACGTGTATTCACTCCTGATGTTAACCAAAAGGCAGATGCATGGAAAATCGATTATCGTAAATATCATGATCTTTGGATTCCTAAAAACCGCTTTGCCGCAATTCGTGTAAATACTGGTGCATAATTAAGGGGTGTTTATAAATGACAAGACTTGTACGTATGAACGAAGTTCAATATGTAGAAACTGAATACGATATTGAACGTTTAAAGTCCGAGGGCTTTGCAGTTGAGGAAGTAGACGATACTGAAACAACTGAGGACGAAGAAGAAAAGCCAAAACGTGGTGGCCGTAAGAAAGCCGAGGCGTAATCATGTTACCTGCTGAGGTGTTCGAACGACGGTTGAGACAGGCCGTTAAATCGAGCACCTTTATGGTGCAAGATGAGGCACAGGCAAAACATAACTTTATATCTAGGACATCTCAGTTGGAACGTGCTATTGATACACGGTTCGACTTTGATAAGAGCAATAATGTTGGGGTTGTATATCTTGATGATAAGGCTGCACCTTATGGGGTGTTTGTCCATGAGGGTACACGACCTCATATTATTCGTCCTAAGACAAAAAGCGTCTTGCGATGGGCACCTATGGCCGGTAATGGTTTTATATTTTCGAAAGTGGTTCACCATCCAGGCACTAAATCTGATCCATTCTTATATGACGCTATTAATCGTAAGCGTGGCGATGTATATGCTACATTCGCAAAGGCTACGAATATGGCACTTGAAGATATAAGCGGCAGTGATTGGCTTGGAAAGACAGACCATGAAATTAAAATTCGATTATAGGGGGCTCAATGTTATACGACTACACGGAAATGCAGTTCACCGATGAGCTATTAGGCAAAGAGGTACTGCCACAACATGTCGAACGTGCCGAGCAAGGTTTATACGCATTCGCTAAGCGGTTAGGAGTTCCACAGAATGATGTTATTAGGGGCTATCTAGCAGATGAGCTTGTACAACTATATACATATCGTTTTGTATGCTTTGACAAGGCTTATGCGTTGCCAGGTGCTTATACTAGGGACGGTTCGACAGATGATTTCTACAGTAAGAAATTACTGTATTTAGACGAACGCATTAAAATTTTAGAAAAGCAGATAACTCCGGAAGATTTAACAGGCGATGCGAAGAAGTATGCTCGTTATCGTACAGTTGAAATATACAGGGGGTAATATGTGGCTAGAATTAATGCAACATATTAAATCTACTATCGAGAATAGCGGTGCTGCATTTAATGTCATGCTAGGTGCTATGCGACCACAGGCAGCGAAGATTGACGAGAATGGCGTTATTATGGTTATTCGTGGGGAAACTACGAGGGGAGATAACTCCGTTCAATCTGAATTGCAACAAGAACTTTATATCGAGGTTTGGGGACGTAATGACAACCCTGACTTGGAAGTCGGTTACGAAGTTATTGCTAATTTCGAGGATAAGTTCGAGGCAATTATTAATGATCTACGCAAACGATGTGGTGAATTAGACGAAACTGCATGCATATTGCAGTCTAATGGCTATCAGATTATAGATTTAGTATGCACAAATAAAACTGGCGACCATGATAGTGTGCGGCCTTTAATAGGTACTCAATATCGCTTTATGGTTCGCCTTATTGATTTAAAAGAAGAAACTAACGGAGGTATATTCTAATGCCAGCTCAACCAGCTACAACACCAAAAAAATTATACAAACCGGCTCAAACCGCAATGCCTACTGCCGGTAAGAATTATCTTATCTATTTGAATGTAGGCACTGACGAAACTACGAATGCCGAATGGCTTATCTTGGGCGGTCAACGTAGTGGCGATGTATCTCGCAAGGCAGACGCTATCGATGCATCCAGTAAAGATAGCGGCGGTTGGAAGGTTACAATTCCAGGCCAAAAAGAATGGTCTATCGACCTTGAAACACTACTTATGCCAAACGAAGAAAGCCTTGTATTGCTTGAAAAAGCATTTTTGAATGATGAAAAAATTCATTTGAAATTCGAATATCCTGATAAGTCTTATATGACTGGCTATGCATCCATTACAGAATTGTCCTTAAGTACTCCACATGATGATGTGGCTACATATAAAGGCAGCTTGAATGGTGCAGGTCCATTGTCTGAATTGAAAAAAGCCTAATTTATTAAGGAGTGTGCAAAATGAAAAAAATTAATTGTGATCTTTTCGCTATGGGCGAAACCATCTTTTTCAACATTGGTCGTATTGCCGAATTGGAACAGCTATGGGGTGAACCCATTTTCAAAGCAGTGCAAAGTGGCACAATGACATTCAATCAGCTTATTACTGCTTTCGTTGTAGGTATGAAACAACACGGCAAAAAGCGTGATTATATCTATTACC